CAAGACCACTAAGTCGGTCGACTTCGGATCGAAAGATGGTCGCGACGAAGGCAACCTCAAGCTCCTGCGTCGCACCGTCTACAACGTCGAACTGACTGAGCTGGGCATCAAAGCTGCGGAACAGTGGGCTGACATCAACAAATTCATCAGTCACCGCTGGTCTCAGCGTGTCCGCACCCGCTACACTTACGCTGCTGCCTAAGGCGCAACGGAACGAACGGGGCGCCCTTGAGGCGCCTTTTTTATTATGCAAGTCAAGTACATCACAACAGAAGAAGCGCTCCGTGACGCTCTGACAGAGTTAAAGCAGATCAACAAACTTTGCGTCGACACTGAGACCACGGGGCTCGATGCACGCGTCGCAGACTTAAGGCTGCTTCAGCTTTGCTCCACTGAGGAGAAAGAAGAAGATCGGGTCGTGTATGTGATCGACTGTTTCAAAGTCAAACCGACTGATGAGCTGAAGAAGCTCATCGAGAGTCGGGAGATGCTTGTCGCGCATAACATGAACTTCGACTTTCAGTTCCTGTTGAAAATCGGTATCGACTACAAAGGGAAGATATTCGACACATTCATCGCAGAGCGCTGCCTCCGGGCAGGTTTTAAGGAGAAGCGCATCAGCCCACAGGCTAAGAAGCCTTACTTTGCAGACGTGTCTTGCTCCCTAAAGGCCGTGGTCGAACGGCGCCTCGAGCTCGAGGTTGACAAGGAACAACAGGTATCGGATTGGTCTAAACCTGATCTCGAGGAGGAGCAGATCTTCTACGCAGCTAAGGACGTCGATTTACTACCAAGAATCGCGGCAGACCAACTGAAGGAACTTGCCGAGGAATCCCTTCTGGATATCTACTCCCTCGAATCAAAGTGCATCCGACCTGTGGCATCAATGTGTCACAGAGGATTCAACGTAGATGTTAGTAAGCTAGTAGCGCTAAAAGAATCCATCTCGGAGGAACTCCAGAAAAAGACTATAGAATTCTGTACTGAGCTTGACGAAGCTCTTCCTCTCGAACTAAAGCTTCCGAGAAACCCAGATGGACAACTGGCAATTGGCAAGAAGCAACGAAAGGAATTTAATCCTGGCTCTGGCGTGCAATGCGTCAAGCTCTTCCAAGCCCTGCACATCGACTTACCTCTTGATGGAAGAACAGGCAAACCAACGCTTAATCAAGTCGCCCTCTCCGAGTTCGACAGCAACGATCGAATCCTCAACCTCTACAGGCAACGGGTCAAAATCGAGACACGTCTCGAGCACGCGGAGAAATTACTTGCAAATATTAATCCTGTTTCTCATAGGATTCACAGTCAGTATAATCAGTACGGCGCCAATAGCGGACGCTTCACTTCATCTGGAGCCAAGAAGCAAACAGCTAAGCAGGTAAAAAATCAATTTGCCGTAAACGCTCAGCAGATCCCACGCAACAACGAATTTCGCGAGTGCTTCGTAGCTACTCCTGGATACGAACTAATCATCTGTGACTTTTCTCAGATCGAGCTGCGCTTAGGTGCAGAACTTATCGGGATCCCTCAGATGATCGAAGCGTTTCAAAAAGGCCACGACCTCCACACGGTTACGGCCAGTTTGATCTACAAGGTTCCAATTGACGAAGTTCAGAAAAGTCAGCGTCAGGAGGGCAAAACGCTCAACTTTGCGTTGCTCTACGGAATGGGCTACAGGAAGTACAAAACCTATGCCGCTCAATCAGGCAAGGTCATATCGATAGGAGAAGCAAAGGTCGCTCACGCCGCATTCCACAATGCCTACCCACGCCTCCGTCAATGGCATAGAGAAAGAGCAGCGATGGTGGAAGACGGCTGGTGTTACGTGAGAACTCCACTCGGTAGAAGGCGTCTTCTTTCTTATGACGATGCGACGATGACTGCCTGCGCAAACACGCTGGTGCAGGGAGCTGGCGCAGATATCCTCAAGCTGTCTCTGGCGAAACTGAATGAGCACCTAAACGAAGAGGCGCACCTAGTCGCTTGTGTCCACGATGAGATTGTGCTGGAGGTAAAAGAAAATAAATCAGAGCACTACAAAAGTATTCTTGAAGGGTGCATGAAGGAGGCTGCGGAGTCTATCCTCAAAGTCGTCCCGTCAAAAGCGGACGCAAGCACCGGAACCAATTGGTCAGACAAATGAGTCAGTCACGACAGAGAAAAGCGGGACCAGAACCAAAAAGCAAATTTAAAAAAGGTGACCGGGTCCAGGAAGCGATCAAATTCAAAGAACCTTTTGTGAGTCACAAGAGCTCGACAGAGATCCACAAAAGGATCGCAAACATCTGCGCGGACGATCGTGTGGGCACTGTAGAAGACATTGTGATTATCAAGAACTCAGCAGGGAGGAGGTGTGTCTACATAGATGTCTTATGGGACGGATCCACGCGGAGCTCCCGCCACGCGCAGACGCGGCTTACCGCACTCGACAACTGAAAGCCAAGGACATAAGGTAGGAGCTACCGAAAAGTCACGGAAGACTATGCGTACTTTGAGTTTTAAGATTGATGATAGGAAAGAAATCTTTACAGCTAAGACAGATGCAGGTTATGTAGGTTGCGTCAAAGAAGCGAACTATGTTTGCTTCACGGTCGAGGTGTTCGACTCAGCCCTGAAAGCAGCCAACAAAGCAAGAAGCCTTCAGAAGGAACTGAGAAGTAAAAATGAAGAGAAAACAAAAAGCTTAAACACAAATGTAAAAAAAGCTAGCAAAAAGCCTAAAAAGAAAGTAGCGTGTTCGCAAAAGCTGTATACGCTCGCGGAAACAGAGGCGATGCCCCTCCTGCGATTTCAAGAGGTGTGGGTAATCACCCGTGAGAATCTGTATGTTCTCGACTGCCTTGACAAAGAGAACAAGCGATTAGTCAGGTATACACCAAACAAGGACAAGGCAAAATATTACAACGACCACGAAGAAGCCAAGATGACTATGAGGGTTCTGAAGAGCGTGGTTGGCCCAGGCTTTGATCTAATGAGATTTTTCGTGGAGAATGAAAAGTAGAATAAACGAAAGAGACAACTGAGATGGCTGCTCGCTTTGCTGGCGATTACTTTGGGATCTCCCTGGCCGGACCAGGGGAAAGTACATCAACACTATTAGAGTATTTTCCCGATCTAAGAAGCGCTCCAGTAGCAAGGAACGCTCAAACTAAAGAGCAGCCCGAGAAAGACTCAGGTGTCTACAGAGAGGTTAAGGCCACGCCGGTATTTGGTGGCTTCAAAAGGTTTGAGAAGTCGGAGGGGCGGAAGGCAGCGGCACCGGTGTTTGGGGGCTTCAAAACCTTTGAACAGCCTAAGTAACGACTCGAGAGACAAACCGGTTTATACTAAAGAAACTGGCAACAACTAAAGCTATGACTGCTAGTCGCTACAAATTCCCTAAAAGCTCACTGCGATTAGCGGGTTTCAACCTCGCCGATTTCTTCAAGGAAGACGAGAACGGCGAAGGCACTGGAAGCTTCGAGGGCTTTCTACCGGGCTTTAAGGAGACGACCTTAACTAAAGGTCGGGGTGGTGTTATGTCATATAAGGCACCCAAAGCACCTACTCGGGTATCCGAGTTCACACTAACGCCCGAAGAAATGGCTCCTGGCGGAGGTGTCAACATCAGTAACATGAATCAGCAAACGGTTGCTCCGGAACCGCCTGCTCCTCCCGCTCCCGAACCGGTACAGATCTCGTCTAAGTGGGGCGCTGATCCGGCTTATTTCGGCCACGAGGATTACTTCCGTAATATTGAAGCGGGTGCAACCCCTTCACAAATTATGGACTTCCTAGACGAGAACATTAACCTTCTCCGTATGGGTAACGTCCCCGGAGGCGGTGGTCTCTATGACCAACTCAAGGCTGGTAATGTCCCCACGCTGGGCAGCAGCGGTCGTGAGGTGGTTGAGCAACAACAAGCTGCACAACCGTCACCTCCCTCTCAGATTGCTTCGGCACCTTCCGGTCCTTCATTCAGCACTCAATACGGTGCTAGCTCCGAGTTCCTCGGACATAAAGACGTGGAGGCAGCCAAAGCAGGCGGCATGACGAACGAACAGATCGCACAAGTCCTCAAGGCTAACGTGGGCAAACTTAGGATGGGTAACCTCCCAGGCGGTGGCGGTCTTTATGACGAATACGCTCAGTACATGTAGGTCTTAGTTAAAAGGCAAGCTAGGGTACGGCTCACAACCGTACCTTTTTTATTGTCCGCGTGAAGGAGCGAGAAGGCAATCAGGAAACCATAAACTACTCCTTGATAGTTAAGAGAAATAGAATCGATCATAAACTTAGCGTAACTGCAAACGGTGGGGGCCACGCGCAGGCGCAGGCGGAAGACATTGCACGTGCCCTTAGAGCCGACTCCTTTGCGCTGATCTACGAAGAGACTGAGCCAAGCGATGTCAGTGAACTATTCAGAAAACTTGCTTACAGCGACTTCTCGAGGACCGACTGTGTCCTGTGGGAGGGAAAGTTTACGAACAACACACCAGCATTTTATGTGTTGAAAACAAGATACTACGTGCGTAGAATCATACGAGACTACTTAGACATAGGCAATGATGTGTATGTCAAGATGACCTGTGGAAAAAAAGAGTGCATAAACCCTTTCCACAATTCTTACAAAAACATGAAGGCCGCCAAGACCACTGGCGCTGACTGGAATTTGGCGTTAGCCTTCGCAAGCCAAGGCGTTCCCGTCTCGGAAATCGCGAAGGCACTCAAAGTACATCGATCAACGATTTACCGCATCCTCAACCATGAACGTTTTTCTTCTCGGTCTTCGAGTTAAAGACGCACCTTTCGAAAGCGAAGGAAACATCAACGTGAGTGCCGAGGCACTTCCGTCTACCGACAAGAAAATTGCCACCAAGGTTTTGCTCATCCAGCAAAGCCAGCACTATGTGGGCAATCTTCTGAAGGGTCTGAAAGAAGGAGACACAGTCTTCGCCGTCGGACCAACCAAAGCTGAACCAGACGGTCTGCTGAAAATGCAGCCAATGCTGGTTGTCATTCAAGACAACTGGGACGACCTGCTCGCGATCAACCTTTATATCGCCACGGGTGGTCTCGGACCAAAAACAGAAGAGACTCAGATCGGTGACAACACCGTCACCAACAGGTCTCTGGCTTGGCAAGACGAAAACCAGGAGACGAGTTGGCTAAAACTCAGCTGCTGGAATGAGCTGTCAGGTCAACTTGCCGACCTCCCTCCCGGCACTCCGACCATCGCTGTCGGACGTATCAGCACCTCGGAAAAGGAAGACCGCACGTTCCTGAACTACGGAGTGGACAAGATCCTTTACCTCCCGCGTTCTACTCGTCAGTCTCCCAAGAAAGCTGCTGATCCTGAAAAAGGACGCGTTTCTACTGCTGCTCTCGGTTCTCTCGACTTCTCGCTCTGATTAACCATGGTTTTTATCGCAGGTAAATTTTCGGCTGATGAAATCCTCTGCCAGATTCCGCCGCACACGCTCCGTATCGATCTTCAAGCGCGTCGCTGGAAGTCCGACACTGACCCTGACGCGGCCATCACTGACTCAAACGACAACGGTATACCGATTGAATTCATCCTTCTTGGG